TACACGGACTGGGAATTCAACATTGTTTCCATCTGCTGGAAGCCCTGCTGAAGAAAGTGCTGCCCAAGTTGGACGGCCTGCGTTAAGAACCTGAATTACATCTGTAACCCATGCGTTCTTCATAATTGTGTCTGCTGTTGTTGGACCTGTGTACTCACGGTGTGCTTCTGTATCTCCAGATGCTACAGCCTTTACATACTCTCCGAATGAACGGAATTTTGGTGCTGAAGTTGATGCTGTCTTTTCTGATGTAATAACATCAAGGCGACGCTCCAACTGTTCTGCGTGATTACGAACTTCCTCAATTGCTGAAGTGTAATCAGGTGTTGTGTTTTCCATGGATATTTCCTCCTGATTGGTTTCTTCTCTGACTGAAAGTACTTCAGCCTTGTCGTATGCTGGAAATGCTACTAAGGATACTTCCTTAAGATTTACCTTCTTACGAATTATTGTTTTGTCTTTCTTTTCATCTGTTACTGGAATGAATCCAACTGAAAAAGAACGGATTGCTCCATCTTTAACTAAGTTAAGTGTTTCATTTCCTAAAACTGTTTCTGATATCTTGGCTCTAATTAATAGTCCTTCATCAGATTCTTCCATCTCAGTTACGACACCAATGATGTCTTCGTGGTCACGGAATAATTTAACATTGGCAGTTAGGTCTACTGAGCCTTTTTCAAAACGCTCTGACCATCCTCCACCAATATCAATTGTTTCATTATAAGGAACAGCCAAACCAGAAACTTCACGCTTCTCAGTATCTGTTGCTCTTATTTCAAAACTGCGTGTAATCATTTCATTCATATTCATTACTCCAGTTTAGGCCATAGGTTGATTGTCAATGACATCAACTGGACCTTGGTCTTGTGGTGTGTCTGGTTGTACTTCAATAATCTCAGACATGCCTTCCATCTCACGGACTTCAGGAACTGTCAAGAATCTATTTGTTAAACCAATTGCATATGACTCATATCTTGTCTTAACATTAGGACGAAGAAACTCTGTTAGATTAAACTCAGCATACTGCCCTCTTGGAAGAAGGTCTGTAATAGCCTGTTGGATACGCACAATATATTGCTGCAATCCATCTTCAAATAGTTTGCTTCTGTCTTCGTTACCGTTGACATAAGTCATTCCCTGACCTTCAATGCCCATACCAAGGTACATTGTTGGAACACCAAACATCATACAAATTTGTCGTGTGATGAACTTTTGGTTTTCAAGGAATTGTGCTTGCTCAGGGCTAAGTGTAATTGAGTCATACTTAAGTCCTGATGAAAGTACTGCAATACTTCTTTCTTGTTGCGATGCAACAAAAGCATCTTTGTTTTGCTTTGCTACATCTGCAGAAAGAAATTCTGATGTTGTTAATGTGCCTGTTGGTACTGCTGCTGTTCTAAACCAATTGTCTGCATAGTTATGCAAGTCAAGTGCTGAACGCAATACTGAACGATGGCGTTGTAGTGGGCCTTCACCAAGTAGTGATATTGAACTTGGGTTCTGCCAAAGTTTAAGATGTTTAATATCTTGTGCTGAATAATTTTTATTGCCGTATGAATAAATAATTCTACCTACATTATCAGTTGATACGCTAACATCTTGTGGATGTAGATTTCTAATATTTACAATTCCTCTTTGGCCTCTTTGAATATACCAAAAAGCATTTCCATAAGTTGCCATGTGAATTAATGTTGTACCCAGCCACTCTGCTTGCGATATTTGATTATCAAGGTCTGGTGTTTCTAACCATAGTGGTGTTGGCAATGCTGTATTACCTCTGTAAACATTTACAGGTATCTGCATGATTGCAGTTTCTAATACAGAAGTGGCACGAGACACAGCAACAAGACTAAGTGCAGTAGTTGGTGTTACACTAACTCCATCTCTTATTGGTGCAGTGTTTGCTACTCCACGATTTTCTGTATCAGGAACAAACATTGGTTCTACTTGGTAACCAAGTCTGCTGATTAATCTATCTCTAAATGCCATTTACTTCTCCTCAATGAACCATCTGTTGTGGTTTTATTTGTGTCTCCACAAACCAAACGGCTAATACTGTTGCTACTGCTGCATCTATATCAGTACCACTATCTTTGCGAGCAATTCTCCACGATTCGCCACTATTTTTGCGTACTGCTCTCTGCATTTGCAAGGTAACTATATCATCTTGTGGATGAGTAAGTTCTCTCTTCATTATTCTACTATATGTGTTGTTTGATGCTGATATTAAGTCCTTATTTGAAGTCATTTGTACTCTGAATCCCTTTTGTTTTAGGGCAGCACCTAAATCATCTAATACATTTCCATCCATGATAAAGGGCTTACCGTATTTGGCTAAGCCCATACAGACATTAATTACTTCATCAATGTTGGTATTGTTTAGTGATGCTACTAACTCTGTTGCTATTTTTCCATCTTCTTGCATCTCTGCAGTAACAATAGATACATACTCCCATCCAGATGTACGCTCAATAGCAAAGACTTCAGGATTAGTTGGTCGTCCATCAGGACATTGTGACCATGCACCTACCTGTATCCAAGCGTTCATAGATGAGACAAACTGGTTTAATCTATATCGTCTTGCATCAGGTTCAGGCATTGTTGCTAATTCATTTTTTACAGATTCCCAATTTAAGATTCCAGATGCAAGTTGTGGATTAGCACTACGCACTGCATCTTCATCATCTATTGCACATCCCTTTGGTGCTTCCCAACAGAAGAAACCAAATCTTTCTAAATCTTCTTGCCCTTGGATAGCAGCCATTCCTCTTTCGTACAAATGTTTTAGAAGGTTTGAGGTGTCATCACCTGCAGTTGTGATACCAATGGTAAGTCCGTCAGTACGAGTTGCACTACCAAGACTCATTGCAGTCCACACATCTTCTTTGGCAACATGCAACTCATCAAAGATAACCATAGATGGATGCAAGCCTTGTGCTGTTGCAACATTAGCACCTATAACCTTATACATACCTGTACCATCTTTAGTCCATAGTCCTCTATGTTCTGTAGACTTACTAAAGAAATGTGCAAGTAAATCAGATGAATCTACTTGATGTTTTAGCCTGCGATACACAATCTTTGCTTGGTCTGCACTTGCTGCAACGGATATAACTTCAGGGGCAGGTTCATGTAGGAGCATCCCATATAGGGCAAATAATGCACCCAGAAGTGACTTTCCGTTCTTTCTGGGCATAGATATAACTACCTGTTTATACCTCAGTCTACCAGCCTTAGAAGGGTCGTGGTAGTCATCTGGATAACGCTCTAAGACATGTCTAATTAACCACTTCTGCCAGTCAGTTAATACTAATATCTCGTCATTTTTTTCAGGGAGCCTCCAAAGAGTCTGCGATATATTAATAACCTTATTACCATCTGTAGTAAAGTCCTCGCTAAGAGGTTCCGTCCAGTAGGTAGGAAGCCAAGGATTAGAAACACTATCCGTTTGCAATAGCCTGTAACATTTCAGCAGGAGACATTTCCGTGCTTGTTCTATTATTTAATAATCCTAAATTAGCCAATAGCCCAATAAGGATTGGTGCTGATTGATGTCGCTTATCTGGATTAGCATCAATAGTCTCTGCCAATAACACTGCTTGCTTGGCTGCTCCTAAGTCTGCTTCATCTAACCAAGTTGCTTTAGATATGGATATACGCACAGACTCTGATAATGTCATATCCAGATTAAGTGGCTCATTTACTATTGAGGTTTCTCTAAGGCTTCTTGGGCCTTGTTTTAGTCCTGTTCTCATATTGCTCCTTTTTACTATTTTATATTTCTGGTTTTAGGTCATACTATATAGCAGTGAATTTAAATAAAATAAAAAAACACCAAACATTTAATATCAAACCAGATATCAAACCACATAGCCAAACCTTCTATCTAACAAACCTCATAGCAGGCATATCCTCATATGTCAAACCAAGGTTTCTTATGTATCTATTATACGCTATGTATTACTACCATGGATAGTTGTTATCTTTCTTCATCCCCTCGCACAGATGCTTAACTATCCTGTTAACAAACCTTATAACTTAATATGGGCATATGCTCGCTATTTGGTTTGTCCACTATGTGAGATGAACTGTCTCATTATATGAGAAGGCCTTGGAAAGGCCGTACTATTTAGTATATCCAAATCTTCATCTTAGCCAAACCAGATAGCCAGATTTCAGGCATAACGCTTATTGAAGTATCTCAATCGTATCAATGTCTTATCTTGTCTACT